GCCTGGGATGTTCACGAACATCGACCTGAAGTTACCCACCCCCTTGCTCGCGCTGATCTGCGCGCGCAGCTCATTTTCGTCATCCTCGGTCAGATTCGGGTCGTTGGTGTAGAAGATGTAGCCCGCGTGGGCACCGTTGCTGTAATAGCGCCGGCGAAACAGTGTCGCCGCCTCGTTGAGCAACAGTGCCTGCATACCGCCAAGGTAATCGGGTACCCCATAGACGTTCTGTTCCACGTCGTAGTTCAGGACATGCTCGACCTCATCCTGATCAAACTCCACCTCCTTGCCGTCCGGCAAGAGCATCACGAAACCACCATCCACTTTCACCCGCATGTTGATCGCCGGCAGGTGATCCATTTCCAGCACCTCGCCGAACACATTGCAGTTTCGAAGGAAGTAAGCCTCTCCGAACACCATGAAATCCAGCCCTGCGCGACTCATGGTTTGAATGCTGCACCCGGGCGAGGCGATGAACTCACGCAGCAGCAGGTTGCGCTTGAACCCGGGAATGGCGCCGTGGTGTGCGTTGGCGCGCAACAACTTCGCCAGCCCCTGGCGCGACACTGGCGGCGTGTAAATACGGCCGTCGTGGCTGGCAAACGTGCCCAGGTATTGCCCGATGTTTTCGGTCAGCACCTGCTCGGGAGCGCCGAACGAAAACGCCCGCGCTCGCTCGCGTGGTGGATTGACGGTTTGCTGGTTTCTTCGCTTGCCCATGTGTACCTGTTCCGCTGAGTGTGTAGGAGCTACGCCGCTGCTTATTGGTGTTGAGAGGTTCGTGAGCCAGCGCGTGCATGATTGCCCAGGCAATGTCTGCGTGACCTGTCGCGTCGGTGCGAGAGGCGCTGTAGGTGATCTGGCCGCTGCTGGTTGCACCGCGTTTGATGGTCAAGAAGGCCTGTGCGATGTCGTTCCAACCGGCGTCCCATTCGATTCGACTGCCTTGGATCGTGTCCTGGGCTTTCAGTACCAGGCTGTTTTTGGTTTCAAGGCTGTAGTGAATTGAGGTCGCACGCGGGTAGAAGTCGCGCACCAGGTCAAACACCCCGTAGCCGATACCGGTGGTGTCGATGCCGATGTGCTGGACGTTGAAACGCTCCGTGAGCTTTTTGATTTGCGCTGCCTGGAAGGTGAACGAATGCCCACGCCAACTGTGCTTTTCCAGTATCCGGAACTTGGCGCCCGGCTCTAATGGTGGAGCCAGGACAACACAGGTTGCGTCGTCTCGCGTTCGACTCGGGTCGTAGCCGATCCATACCGGACTGTTTCCGTAGGGTCGATCGTCCTCGGGTTCGAAGTCCGTCCACAACGACAGATCGGAGTAGCACCGTTCCAAGTCGGCCAGTGCGAACACCCCTTGGGTGCTGTCGATGAATTTGCAGTAAAACAGTTGCTGGAATTTGTCCGCGTCGTACTCGAGTTGCAACTGCTCCAGATCGAACAGATCGCAGCCGCCGGCAATAGCGTCCTCGATGGTGATGATCTTGCGCCACTGGCCATCGGGGCACAGCGCGCCCGCAGCAATTTCCTTTTCACTTGGCCATGGATTCTTCGCTGCCTTGCGCTTGCTGTTGCGGAAGGTCTCACCAGTCCAGAACGGATAGGCCTGATGCGTTACCGCGCTCGGAGTAGAGAAATACGTCTTGCGCCACTTCTTGTGGGTGCCCATAGCACTGGCCACAGTGCTGAGCTTTTCGAAGTCGCGAATCCAGAAATATTCGTCGATGTAGACGTGACCGTGATGCCCCTGGGCAGTGCTGCTGTTGGTACTGAGGAACCTCAGTTCGGCGCCGTTGCTCAGCACGATAGGGTTGCCGGTCAGTTCCAATCCAAACCACTGCTGGGCGAACTGGATGATGTAGCTACGGAAAATCTCCGATTGCGATCGGCTGGCGGATAGGAACATTTGATTGTCCCCGGTCAGCACCGCATCCATGAACGCTTCGCCGGCGAAGTAGTAGGTCAAACCCACCTGCCGACTTTTCAGGATGTTGCGGATCCGGCGCGTCAGGGGGTTCTGCTTGGCTTCAAACAATTCCTTCTGATAGCCATACATCTTGCTGATGAACTTATCCAGAAAGTCGACTTCGGTAAGCCCCGAAACGTCATTCTTGACCTTCTTTTCACGCTTCTTGCCGCCCCTTTCGCCACGCTCCCGGCGCTTGTCCTGGCGCTCGCCTTGATCGTGCGACGGCGCATCACCTGCCGCAACCTGGGCAGGCTTATTCGACTGTTTCAGCAGCCGATCGCGGACGGTGGTCAATCGGTCGAGTTCGTCCAGTTCGCCTTTGGTGAGCGTGGTCTGTTTCTCAAGAATAAGGGTCAGACGCCGGCTGACCGCTGTCAGCGGTTCTTCATCCGACAGCATCTCGTCCCAGCCGCCCTTGGCGATCCAGTAGTAGACAATTCGGATGTTCGGCAGCTTGAGCTGAGCCTGAATCTCTTTCGGCTTACACCGACGCAAATAGAGACGTTTTGCGGCTTCTTTAACTTCGATTGAATAGAGCATGGGCCGCAGTCTATGCGGCGAAAACACCGAAAACGCGGTGTTAAATTCCGCGAATCTCCTAGATCGTGAAAATAGGAGAAAGGCGAAAGCAAAGCGTTTGTTTGGTGGTGCCTGGCTCCCTATCGTGGCGACTCAAACCACCGATTGAGCGCAGAAACGCCAATGCCCCGTTCCCTTGTTTCTTTCTGGAAACGTGTCGCCACCAGCGGCACCACCGCTGATAACCGCGAGATTCTGCCCCAGGAACTGCGCGACATCGCCGAAACCTACAAGCCGTCTTTCTACACGGCAGTGATCTGGTGTGAGCACGAGCGTGGCTATGGATCCCACGGGACGGTTTACGCCGTGCGCCTGGTGGAGGATGACGAGGATCTGGAACCCGGCCAGGTCGCACTTGAGGCACAGCTCAAGCCTAACGATCAATTGCTGTGGCTGAACGACCAAGGCCAGAAGCTGTTCACCAGCATCGAAATCACCCCTAATTTCCGTGGCAAGGGCAAAGCCTATTTGACCGGTCTGGCAGTGACTGACTCCCCAGCCAGCACTGGCACTCAAGAGCTGTATTTCTCCCGCAAAAAGGTCTCCCCAACCGTTTATTACAGCGCCTCCCTTCCGCTGGGTTCGTTCACGTTCACTGAAGCCGAACCCAAGGGCGAGCTGCAAAAACTCCTTTCGATGTTCTCCGGCCTGTTCAAGCGCTTCGGCATCGAAGAACCCTCAGCAACCCCGAACCCCCAATCAGAGAGCCAAACCCCAATGGATGAAGCCCAAGCCAAAGCGCTGGCCGCACTGGTCGAACAGTTGTTGCTCGTCGCTGCCGGCATTCAAACCTTGATCGAGCCTGACACGGCCGAAGTCGAAGCAGACCAGGATCAAATCGACGCGGTCGGCACCTCCGTGCAGGACATCCTCGACACAGCCGAAGAAGAGCGCGAGTACTCCCGTCGCCGTAAAGGTGTGACCAGTAACCAGGCGTTGGCCAAGGCCGTCGCCAGCCTGGACAAGAAATTCACCGCTCTACTGGATACGCCGAAGGGACGCAGCGTCCCGCGCACCACCGGCGCGTCGCAGAGCCAGAAGCGGAGAACCTTGTAAATGGGCGCCTCTCTCAGCAGTCACGCCCAGGAACAGTTCGCGCTTTTGCAGGACGACATGGCCGAGTCGTACAACGTCCATGACGTGTCTCGCCAGTTCGCCGTTGAACCGAGCATTGCCCAAGAGCTGAACGACAAAATCACCGAAAAATCCGACTTTCTCAGTCGCATCAACGTGGTTCCCGTCAGCGAAATCAAAGGGCAAAAGGTCATGCTCGGCGTGACCGGCCCGGTGTCCAGCCGCACCAACACCAAAACCAAAGACCGCGAAGCCAAGGACTTCAGCGATGTATCGGGTCTGGATTACGAGCTGTTCCATACTGAGTCCGACGTGGGCCTCCCGTTCGCGAAAATCGACAGCTGGGCCAAGTTCCCGGACTTTGCAGAGCGCTATAGCGCGGCGGTGCAACGCCAGATCGCGCTGGATCGCATCATGATCGGCTGGCATGGCGTCGAAGCGGCGGCACAGACCGACCTCGCGGCACACCCAATGCTGCAAGACGTCAACAAGGGCTGGCTGCAATTGGCCCGCGAACAGATCCCTGCCCAGGTGCTGAAGGAAGGCAAGAACGCCGGCAAAATCACCCTCGGCGCCGGTGGCGACTACGCCAACCTTGACGCCCTGGTACATGACGTCAAACAGATGATTGATCCTGTTTTCCGGGATGCCGGCGACCTGATCGCAATCATCGGCAGCGATCTGCTGGCCAATGACAAGGGCAAGCTGTACGCCAAGCAAGGCGACACACCGACCGAGAAAGAGCGTATCGAGAACGCTCAGGTGATCGACACCTATGGCGGTTTGCCGTCCTTCGTGATCCCTCACTTTCCATCCACCGGCGTTGTCGTCACCAGTTGGGACAACCTTTCGATCTACTTCCAGGACAGCAGCTGGCGCCGCCACCTGATCGAGAACCCGAAGCGCTCCCGTGTCGAGGATTACAACGGCCGCAACGAGGGCTATGTGATCGAGCAGTTGGAAAAGTTCGCGGCGATCGAAGCCAGCAATCTGGAGCTGTTGCCGTGAGTATCGCCCTTGCTCACAAGCGACGCGTTCTCGCAGAAGGCCCGGGCACCGTGACCCGTGCGGAGCCGTACAGCTCCAGCACGGCTCTGGCCAGCCCAGCCAATGCGCAGAAGCACCTCAAGCTGATGGAAAGCGCGCTGGCCGTTGATCTGGAGCGGATCAGCAACATCAACAACCACGAAACCCGCCGTTTGATTAAGCGCGACGAGTTGCTGCCCAAGTACATGGAATACGTCGAGCGCTACCGCGACTCAGGACTGAATCACCCGAACCCGGTGTTGGTGCATGTCCTGGTCTGGCTCTTCGATACCGAGCAGTTCGAGTTGGGTTTGCAGGTCGCCATGTTCGCTATCCAGCAAGGCCAAGCGATGCCCGACGGTTTCAAGCGTGACGTGCCGACGTTCGTGGGTGACGCAGTGATTGACTGGGCCGAGAACGAGCAAAAGTGCGGGCGCTGCCCCGAGCCATACCTGAGCGACATGATGCCGTTCGTGGACGGTGAATGGGATCTGCCGGCACAAATCCCGGCGCGCTATCACAAGTTGCTCGGCATCCGCGCTATCGACACCAAGGAATGGGAAACCGCCGTCCGCCACTTTGAACGTGCCCAAGAACTGCATTCCGAAATTGGCGTGGGAACACGACTGAAAGGCGCTCGCAAGGCACTGGAAAAACAACTGGCTGAAAACGCCTCCGAATAACCCGACTCCCCCCCCTGCGGGGAACTGTGGACGTGAGTTGGCCATTTATGGCCCACCCCATGAGAAACAGTTTCCCCGCCCTATTTGAGTGTCCAGTAATGAGTTTTTCCGGGAAACCCACGACCTTTGTGGAACAGGCCATCGAGAACGACGGTTTTTGGCCGAACCTCTCCGTGGCTGAGTTTCAGAAGGGTTACCGCCTGCCGGCGGAGTACCTGGTAGACATGCTGGTCACCGACTTAACGACCGCGATGATCGAGGTCAACCGCGATCTGACCAAGCGCAAGAGCGACTGGCAGAACGTGGGTGTCACCACCGTGGAAACGGCCGACCCGATGGTGCTGCCTGAACGCACATTTCACGGTGAGACGTACAAGCGCGCCGTTTACTGCCGTGCTAAAGCCAGCCTGCTGACCCAATTCGCCACCGTAAACCGTCGCGAAAGTGCCGAAAACATCGGCAAGGAATTGCCCGAGCGCGGCGAAACCTTTCTGGAATTCAGCCAGCAAGCCATCCGGGTTCTACAAGGCCGTGGCCGCATAACGGCGGCGCTGCTATGACCAAGCTGCAAGGACTGACCACATACCTTTTGGAACGCCGCCTGGTTGCGCCTGAACAGCTCGACAGCTTCACCGAGCAGGTAAAGCTTTCGCTGATCTGGAAACCCGACGTCGGCGGCATGCACTTCGCCGATATGCACTATCGCGCCGCGATTGTGCTGGAGCGCTTCGCCGACCATCCGGCGCGTCTGATGGCCCTGGTCGGCAGTTGGCTGGAAAACCACGACGGCGATCGCGACCGCCACGAACTCCCGGCGCCGGAATTTGCGGTGGAGCCGTTGGACAGCGACCTGTTCGACGTGGAAATCACGCTGGAATTCGTCGAGCCGCAGTACCTGTCCGAAGACCCGGCAGGCGAGATCGAGGCCTTCGGCAAGACCTGGGCGTTTGTTCCCTTTGATCTGTGGATAGCCGAGCGCGGCGAGGTAGCCACCGATGGCCGGCCGTAGCACTTTCGAACTCGACGTTCGCGGGCGTTTGGGCGTGCGCGAGCAACTGGCTTTGTTGAGCTTGCCGCCGCAACTGCGCCGCCGGCTGTTGAACCAGGTCACCAAGCGCGTGCGGACGATGAGCCGCAAGCGTGTACGCGAACAGCGGAACCTGGACGGCTCGCCGTTCGCCCCGCGCAAGGGCGACGGCAAAGGCAAAAAGAAGATGGAAGCCGGCCTGGCCAAGTTAATGGTGGTCACCCGCGTAACCCCTGACGAAGCGGAACTGGGTTGGAAAAACGCCCTGACCCGATGGGTCGCTGCCCAGCAACACAACGGTGCCAGCGAACGCCGCACGGCCGCGCAGATGCGCCGCTGGAACAAGACCCCTCCGGGCCTGGCTGCGACCGACAAACAGGCAAAGCGTCTGCGCCGGTTGGGCTTCCGTGTGCGCCAGGCGGGGAAAAAGACGCTGACCCGACCGTCTGTGACGTGGATTCAGGAACACGTGAACTACGCCCAAGCCGGGCTGCTGATCCGCGTCCTGGACGACCAGCGCAAGGAAAACACCGGCGCGCAAAGCTGGGAAATCACCCTGCCGAAACGCCAGTTCATCGGCGCCGAAACTGAACGCGACACCAACCTCCTGATTAACCAGGTGTTGGAACAAATCCTTACTTCAACCCGCTAACGAGGCACTGAATGGCACTCGGTCAAGTCACCGTCGACAATCTCAATCTGGGCCAGGGGCCGGTGACTGAGATTGAGCGTTACTTTCTTTTCATCGGCCCGGCCGGCAAGAACGTCGGCCAGTTCATCCCCCTGAACACTGACAGCGATCTGGACGCCGCCCTGGGCGTTCCAGCCAGCGACCTGAAAACCCAAATCACCGCTGCCCGTCTCAATGGCGGTCAGCGCTGGGCGTGCGTGGCGGCTCCGATCGCCGCCGAGGCCGACTGGCTCAGCGCGCTGGAAAAAGCACAGCAGCAAGGCTACTCCGTGGAATCCGTGGTGATTACCAAACCGGTGACCACTGCTGCCGAAATATCGGCCATGGATGACGCCGCCGTTGCGCTCAACAACACCTACGGGCGCCGTGTATTCGTCATGGCATCCGCTGCCGGCGTAACCGCCGACCAGACCTGGGCGCAGTACGTGAGTGAGCGTAAAGCGCTGCTGGCAAACCTTTCCGCGCCGCGTGTCCTGGTCGTTCCACAACTGCACGGCAACGACCTGGGCGTACTCGCCGGTCGCTTGGCGAACGCCACCGTGAGCATTGCCGACAGCCCGATGCGTGTGGCCACCGGTGCCGTGCAAGGCCTTGGCCCGGTGCCGGTGGATGGCGACAAGATCCCGCTGCCCTCGGCCGTGCGTTCGGAACTGGATCGAGCACGCTACTCGGTTTCGCAGACCTATCCAGATTACCCGGGCGTGTACTGGGGTGACGGCAACATGCTGGACGCCCCCGGCAGTGACTTTCAGGTCGTGGAGTACCTGCGCATCACCGACAAGGCCGCTCGCCAGATCCGGGCGCTGCTGATTCGCCGCGTGGCAGATCGCCGCTTGAACAACACGCCCAACAGCATGGCGGTGAACACCAACCAATTGATGGCGCCCCTGCGCGCCATGGCCAAGTCCGTCACGTTCGCTGGCCAGGTATTCCCCGGCGACATCGAGCCGCCGAAGGACGGCGACCTAGTGCTGACCTGGCTGAGCAAAACCAAGGTGGTCGCCTACTTCAAGCTCAAGCCCCTCAACTGCCCGAAAGACCTGACGGCGAACATCGCCCTGGATCTTTCCATCGACAAAACGGAGTAACGCCCCATGGCAAAAATTGGCGGCAAGAACTTCGACGTGAGCCTGGGCGATATCGCGCTACACGTCGAGAACTGCACCCTGGACATCACTGACAACTCGGCCGTGGCCCAAACCCGCGGCGTGCCGGACGGCTATGTGGACGGCGACGTCGCCGCCGCCGGCGAACTGGAGCTGGATACCACCAACTTTCAGCTGCTGATCGACGCGGCACGCTCGGCCGGCAGCTTTCGCGAACTCAAGCCGTTTGACGCAGTGTTCTTCGCCAAAGCAGGCGGCGACGAGGAACTGCGTGTGGAGGCCTTCGGCTGCAAGGTGAAGGTTTCCAGCCTGCTGGCGATCGACCCCAAGGGCGGCGAAAAGACCAAGCACAAAGTGCCGTTCGACGTCACCAGTCCGGACTTCATCCACATCAACGGTGTGCCGTACCTCGCCGCCGCTGAGATTGAAGGGATTCGCTGATGGTGGACTGGTTCGACCGCGCCCAGGAGCTGGAGCAGCGCCAACGTGACCAGGCGATTGAGGCCCAGTTGCTCAAGCCTGTGCCGGTCGGGCCAAGCCTGACCCATTGCCTGGACTGCGACAAAGAGATCCCGCCGGGGCGCCAGGCGCTGGGCGGCAAGACGCGGTGCGTCCCGTGCCAGACGGACTTTGAGAAGAGTAAACGCTGATGACCACTGACGCCGTGCGCCTCGGAGTGCTGGAACAGAAGTTCGCTGTCTTCGAACACCGGCTGGGCGAGCTGGAAGACCGCCACGAAACCGTCCCGACCCGCGTCACCAAGCTGGAACAGGGTTTCGAACACATGGCTGGCCAGCTGTCGGAACTCAACGCCGGCCAGCAGACGCTGACCGTTGCGGTGAATGACATCGGCGCCAAAGTTGGCCGCTTGCTGACCATCCTGACGCTGGTTGGCGCCGTGCTGCAGATGGTTGTGCCGGCACTGCTGCGTGTGTGGTTCCCATGAGCCTGCGCGGCCGTATTCAGGCCGGCTTGATCGCGCTGGCCAGCGCTCCGCTGGTGGTCTTCCTGGGCACCTGGGAAGGCAACGGCCAGAACACCGTTTACGCGGACAAGCTCGCCGGTGGTCTGCCTACAGTTTGCAAAGGCATCACCCGGTTTACCAGCCCGTACCCGGTCGTGGTCGGCGACTACTGGTCGCCCGCCAAGTGCGCCGAGGTGGAACAGTTGGTGATCCGCAAAACGCAGCTGGAGCTGGCCAAGTGCATCACCAACCCGAACGTGGGCCAGAACACGTTCGACGCCCTGACCAGTCACGGCCACAACTTCGGCGTGACCAGCACCTGCGCCAGTCGAGCGGTCGCGCTGATTAACGCGGGCCGCATTGCCGAAGGCTGCAAAGCCCTGGCCTGGGCGCCGGACGGCAAGACGCCGGTGTGGGCCTTTGTGACTGACGCCAAGGGCCAGAAACGCTTTGTACCAGGGCTGCACAACCGGCGGCTGGCCGAGGTGGGAGTCTGCCTGAAATGACCATTTCACCTTTCAAGGCCGCACTGTTTGGGATGCTCATTGCCGCCCTGGTGCCCTTGTATTGGTTTATCCGCCTGGTGGATCAACGCGACGACGCGCTGGAAGACCTGCGAGGCCTGAACACTGAGGTAATCGGCCTGCGCCAAGCGGTACGCATCAGCGGTGAAATGCTCGCCGAGCGGGATGCGATCGACCAACGAAACACCAAGGAATTAACCGATGCACGCACTGAAAACGAACGCCTGCGCCGCGCTGTTGGCGATGGCACTGGCCGGCTGTACGTCAGCGCTACCTGTCCCGCTTCCGGATCTGTGTCCGCCACCGCCGGCACCGCCCGCGTGGCTGATGCAGGACGCGCCGAACTCGCAGCAGACGCTCGACAGGATTATTTCACCCTCCGAGATCAACTCGCCCAAAGCCGGCAAATGATCGTCGGACTGCAGCAGTACGCCCTGGACGTTTGCCGGCGATCGCCGGCGCTCTCGACCAGCCCTTTACCCAACCTCAACAAGTGAGTCATCCAATGAACGAACAGAACAAAGAAATCACCCTGGAAGTCGGCGAACAGGAATTCACCTTCAACCTGACGCCGGCGGACGTGACCAAGTATTTCAACGCCCTGACCCAAACCAACAAGGTCGCCCCGGGCAACAACCTGCTGATGAACACCGTCAAGCAGGAAGAAAAAGCCACGCTGAAACCGATACTGGCCAACCCGGTGATGGTGATGCAGATCGCCGGCGCGCTGCTGGAGGAGTACGCGCCGAACGTTGAGGTGACCGTAAAAAAGCGCTCGAGCACGCTGAGCGCCTGAGCGAAAACGGCCTGAGCCAGTTGATGGCCCTGACGCACCGCTGGCTACCTGGTGCCGAACCCACGCCCGAGGCGATGGGGACAGCCAGGTGGCTTGAAGACGAATACTGGAGACGCATGGAATTTGCCGTGGCTAACGGCATCGCCCTTGCGCTGAACGGGTAACGACATTGGCAGACCGTAGCGCCAGCCTGGCTTTCATTCTCAGCTTGCAGGACAAGGTCACCGCGCCCTTGGGCAAGGTGAAAATGGGTTTTTCCGAGCTTGCCGATCAGAGCGAAAAGCACATCAAGACGATCGGCTTGGGCTTTGCCGGGCTGACGGCGGGTGTGGTTGCGATTCAGCAATCGATGGAACCGGCGCTGGAGGTCAACCGCGCCCTGGGCGATGTCCGATCGCTGGGCGTGGCCGAGGACGCGCTGTCGGCGCTCAATGCCAAGTCGCTGGAGTTCGCGGTGAATTACGGTGAGAACGCCAAGGACTTTGTGGCCTCGGCGTATCTGATCGAGGGCGCCATCAAGGGCCTTGCCGGCAACCAGCTCGCCGTGTTCACCAACACCAGCAACCTGCTGGCCAAGGCCACCAAGACCGACGCCGAAACCATGGGCGAATACGTCGGTACCCTCTACAACCTGCAGAAGTCCCAAGCCGATGCCATGGGCAAAGGCGCGTGGGTGGAAAAACTCGGCGGTCAGACGGCGCTGGCGGTGCAGTTGTTCCGTACCAGCGGCGCGGCCATGAAAGACGCGTTCAAGGAGGCCGGCGCGATCGCTACGACCTCCGGCGTCGATCTGGCGGAGCAGATGGCGGTGATCGGCACACTGAGCAGCACCATGGAAGGCGGCGACGCCGGCGGACGCTACAAGGCGTTTTTCGAGAACATCGGCGCCGCCTCGGAAAAGCTCGGCATGAAGTTCACCGACCAGCAGGGCAAGGTGCTGCCGATGATGGCCATCCTGGACAAGCTCCAGGGCAAGTTCGGCGACCTGACCAGCGCGTCGGCCGGGGCCAAGCTGATGGAGGCTTTCGGCGGTGAAGGCGCCCAAGTGATCGGCGCGCTGGCCAAGGACACCGATCGGTTGCGCAATGGCATCGAGCAGTTGGGCAAGGTGCGCGGCCTGGAGAACGCGGAGCAGATGGCCCGGGCCATGGTCGATCCCTGGCAGCAGTGGGCGTCCCTGGTCGAGGTCATGCGAACGGTGTTCGGCCAAGTGCTGATCCCGGTGCTGTCGCCGTTCATGACCAAGATGGTGGACATCGGCAAAACCCTGGTGCGCTGGACTCAGCTGTTCCCGAACATCACTCGCGTGATTGGCATCACCGCGTTGGCCATCATGGGCATCGTCGCCGCGATGTCGGCGCTGACCATGGTGGTGGGCATTGCCCGCATGACCTGGCTGGGCATGCTGACCGTCTGGAAAGTCGTTCAGTTGTTCAGCCTGCGCACGGTCGCCGTGTTCATCCTGCAGAAGCTGGCCATCCTGGCTTACGTCGCCGTGATCTACACCCTGAGCGCCGGCCTGGCACTGATTCGCGGCGCCATGATGCTGTGGCAGGGGGCGATCTGGCTGGTCAACGCGGCGTTGCTGGCCAACCCGGTGGTGTGGATCGTGGTCGGGATCGTCGCCCTGGTGGCGGTCATTGTCGCGGCCGTCTACTACTGGGACGAATGGACGACGGCGCTGATGAACACCGCCGCGTTCCAGTTCGTCGCCGACAAGCTCCAGAAACTGTCCGACTGGTTTAACTCCATGGGTGGCTGGTCGGGCATGGCCAAGGCCGCTTGGGACAGCATCGTCGGCATTTTCACCAAGGCCGTTAACGGCGTGATCGAGCTGCTGAACAGCATCCCGGGCGTGAACATCGAGGCGCGTTTCGGCGGTATGCCCGAAGTACCCGGCGTCGATGCCGCGACCAACGCCGCCGACACCGCCAACGCCGCGCAGAAAGCCCAGCAGACCATCAACGCAGCAATCCCCAGTCTTACGCCCGCGCGCCCTTCAGCGGTGCCGCCCGGTGGCTTGCTGACCAGCATCCAGAACAACAACAGCAGCCAGAACAAGGGCACTCATGTGGAAAACGTGAACATTCACACCGGTAAGGCAATGACGCCGCTGGAGATGGAAAACATGGTCGCCATGGCGGTGGGCGGATGAGCGAGTACGTCGATTTGCTGATCCAGGGCAACGACCTGGTGCTGGATCCGTCGCACCAGCCGCTGCTGATCGATGACCGCGCCTGCATCGCCCAGGACATCGCCCACATGATTCGCGACAGCGGGCTGCTGGTCGTGCTGGTGGCCGAGCGCGACCGCCTGCGGCAACGCGACTGTATCCAGCAGCTGGAACTGTTGGTGGAGAACGACGAACGCCTGGTACCGGGGACAGCGCGCATCACTCAACAGGAACCAGGCGTTTACCTGGTGACTGCCAAAACCATCAAATTCGGATCGATTGAGGTAAGTCTGTGATTCAGGTCGATTTTAAAAAGGTGATCGCTGACGCCGGCATTCCGACCACCGAAGCAGGGCTGAAGGCCGCGTGGGAAAAGGAAGTGGAAGCCCAGGGCGCCAAGGTGGCCAACACCAGCAGCTATTCGCCGTTCTGGCGGGTGATGACCACGTTGGTGACCAAACCGGTGTTGTGGCTGTTGGACTTTCTATGTCTGACCGTGCTGCCGAACTTCTTTGTGAAAACGGCGGTGGACGCCTGGCTGGACATGCTCGCGTGGGCGGTCAATGTCGAGCGCAAAGGCGCGACCAAGGCAAAAGGCAAATTGATGTTCACCCGGGCCATTCCGGACGGCGTGCTGGAGTTGGAAAAGGGGATCGTGGTGCAGTCTGCCGCGATCAATGGCAACGTCTACAAACTGGTTACGACGGCGCCGGCGACGTTCCAGCCCGGCCAGCTCCAGCGAGACGTTCCGGTGGAAGCGATCGAGGCCGGCAGCGGCTTCAACCTCGCCCCGGGTTACTACGCAATCCTGCCGGTGCCGATCCCCGGCATCGTCCAGGTGGTGAACAAAGACGGCTGGCTGGAATCACCAGGCGCGGATCCTGAACCAAACGAACAACTGCGTCTGCGCGTGCGCAACCAGTTCTCGGCGGTCAACCAGTGGCACACCGACGCGGTGTATCGCGCCATGATTTCCGCATTCCCCGGCGTGCGTCCGGACGGCGTTTATTTTGAGCATGGCGCACCACGTGGGCCGGGCAGTGCCAACGCCTATATCCTGTTTGACGCGGGCGTGCCGGCGGCGACTTACCTGGAACAAATCAACGCGCATATCCGCGACCAGGGTAACCACGGCCACGGCGATGACCTGCTGGCCAAGGTCATGCCGGAGGTGCCTGTGAGTGTGGTTATGTCGCTCTGGCCTCAACCGAACCTCAGTACCGCGCAGATCAACACGCTGAAAAGTGAGGTTGAGCTATTCATTCGGGCAGCGTTTCGGGAAAGCACGCCGCGTGACTATCAGCCCACGCTGACTTATCCCCAGTCGCGCTTCAGCTTCAGCCGGTTGGCGGAAGAACTCCACCAGGAGTTTGCTGATATCGCATCGCTTCGTTTTGCACCCGGGGTGGACATCATCAGCGGTCTGGATATCCCACGCCTTTCCTCGGTGACGGTGAATCTGCAATGACCAAACTCAAACTGCCTTTCTGGCTCGGCGGTGCCGAGCTTTCGAAGCTCGTTGCCGCTGCCCAGGCATGGTGGGAAACCGTCACGGGCTGGCTGCGCTGGCCCTACTCGCAGATCGATCCCGACACCTGCCACATGAGCATCCTTGAGCTGTGGGCGTGGCAGCGTGACGTCACACGCTTTCAGGGCGAGCCAGAATCGCTATTCCGACTGCGGGTGAAACACGCTTTCGTCAATTCCGTGGACGCCGGCAGCACCGCCGGCATGAAGCGCATTTTTGAACGCCTCGGCGTGGGCTACGTGGAGATCGAGGAGCGCCAGCCCGACCGGGACTGGGACGTGGTGTTGCTCAAGTTCAGCAACGCCCAGCTGTCGTTAAATCCCGAGTTGCTGCGTGTGCTGATCCAGCAATACGGCCGCACCTGCCGGCGCTACGACTTCGTGACCATCACCCCCGTGGGGCTGCAAATCGCCCTGATCGACTTCAACGACGACCAGCAAACGCTGGTCGCCAGCCTGTAGGAGCGCACCGTGAGCGCCAGTATTACCTTGGCCGGCGAAAGCCAGATTGCCCTGAAGCAAAGCCAGAAAAAGCCGCTGCTCGTCACGCGGTTCATTTTTGCCAACGTGCCCGGGCTGAACCCGGAAACGCCAGTAGACCGCGCCGCCGGCAAGCCATCTGCAGGCCAGATCGTTCAGGTCTATGACATCCCGGAGCAAAACGCCGGCTTCGTGAACCCCAACCAGGTGGTGTACAGCTGCCAACTGGGGTCGGACATCGGCGACTGGGATTTTAACTGGGTCGGTCTTGAGGACGCTGAAGGCGTGCTGTTTGCCGTTTCCTATGTACCGCTGCAACAGAAGCGCAAGAACATCCCGCCGCAGCAGATCGGCAACAACGTCACCCGCAACTTTCTGGTGGCCTTTGACGGTGCCATGCAACTGACGGGTGTGAAGATCGACGCCAGCACCTGGCAGCATGACTTCACGGTACGGCTTGCCGGCATCGATGAGCGTGAGCGCCTGAGCAATCGCGAGATGTACGGCCGTGCCTGTTTCTTCGGCAATTCGCTGGCATTCACAAAAAGCGAAAACGGGTTCCAACTGAATGCCGGTACGGCCTACATCGAAGGCATTCGGGTGTTCATGTCAAAGCCCTGGCCATTCACCGGCGTTATTCCCGTTGGAACAATCACCCTCGACGTGTGCCTGGAACGGCAGCTGAACGATCGGGTGGCGACGTGGAAAGTCGTCTATGGAGAAAAGGGCGATTACACCGACGCGGCTGGCGTTCGCCATTACTGCGTGCCGATCGTCTATTACACCTCTGCGACAGAAATCTATGATGCGCGCCCAGCGGAGCCGATCGCCGGCGCGCTCATGCAACATTTCGCGGCGCGTGATGGCGATTACGCGAATCTTCGTGCACGGGGTACGACCAAGGAAGACGTCGAGCTGGAAAATGTGCCCAACGCAATCAGCGACGATCCCGCTACCAACAGCAGCAAGATCATCGCGTCGACGGCTGCACTGAACAAATTGCAAAGACAGGTCGACGACTCAATGACCGGCATGGTGGCAGCATTTGCAATGACTGCCGCCCCGGCGGGATGGCTGAAGTGCAACGGTGCGGCGGTTTCGCGCACGGCCTATCCGCGGTTGTTTGGATGGTTAGGTACGCATTATGGCGCCGGCGACGGTTCAACTACTTTCAATTTGCCCGACATGCGCGGCCTGTTCCCTCGTGGATGGGACGACGGGCGCGGCCTCGATCCTGGTCGGGCGTTCGGCGTCTATCAGGACATGATGATCCACTCCCACGCGCACACCGCCTCGGCCGCAGCGGTTGGTGACCACCTGCACGCCGCGTGGACGGACGCCCAAGGCAACCACGTCCACCGCACCTGGACGGATGCGCAGGGCTCGCACAACCACAGCGCGCCGAGCACGGCGGGCATTGGCCAAGGCGCCGGTGGGCCAAACACCGTGCAGGCGTCTGGCGGCGCTCACGAAACCTCATGGGCAGGAAATCACGCGCACAACGTCGGTATGGACGCTGCTGGTCACCACGCCCACAACGTCGGTGTAGGTGGCGGCGGTGCGCACACCCACGGCGTGACCGTCGCCGCCGCCGGCGGTACCGAAACCCGGCCTAGGAACTTGGCCCTTTTCTACTGCATCAAGTATTGAGATCGAGCATGACCGAGAAAATCGTTTATCAGACCAACCACTTGGGCATCCTGGTGGGTACGGTGACCGCCGACGAATCGCCGCTGGAACCGGGCGTGTACATGATCCCCGGCGGATGCGTGGAGACAGCTCCGCCGGCAATCCCGGAACACAAAGCCGCCTGGTGGAACGGCAACGCCTGGCAGTTGGTGGATTACTTCGGCGGTGCGGTGGTGTACAGCACCGACACCGGCGAGCCGCGCACGCTGGAAGGCTTTGAGCCGGTGCCGGCAGGCTTCACCATGAAAAAGCCCGGGCCGAACCAGATCTGGAAGGACGGGCAATGGGTCGATGACATCGACGCAGTACTGGCCGCGCTCCAGGACAAAAAGCTTCAGGCGATCGGCGCCGATTGCGCGGCGTACATTGCCGGCGGATTCAACTCCAGCGCCCTGGGCAAGGTGTACCGCTACAGCAGCACGATCGACGACCAGGTGAATTTGAACGGCCAGGTGCTGCTGGGGATGGACGACACCTACCCGTGTTACGACGCCGACCAAGTGCTGGCTTTCCGGCCGCACACGATCGCCCAGCTACAGAAGGTCAGTCTTGACCTGGTGCGGTTCCGCCAAGCGGCGCAGCAACAAGCCGAGATCCTGCGCCAGGCGGTGGCCAGCGCCCTGAAAGACAAAGATCTGAAGGCGATGAAGGCCATCACCTGGACGCCGCCGGCATGACCTGGGCACCGGTGACAATGCGCTGGCCGGAGCAAGCCACGCAGTGGATGGGCGAATTGTCAGCCGCCAAGGATCTGGCCGGCGGCGAGCTGGCCAGCACCGCCCAGCGCCTGGCCGGATTGAAGGGGCTGGCCAACACCAACCCGGGGCCGGTCGGCGATGCCGCAAAAGGCGCGATCGCGGCCGGGCGTGCAGCGCTGGCCGAGCAGTTGGGTCAGGTGCCGGCGTGTCTGGTGGTGACGCCGTTTCAGAGCGGAATCGGCCAGGGCACCGGTTACCAGCGTTTTCTGTCGGCGCCGAACGTCCTGGAACACTTGGCCAAGAAACTGGAGGACGTTACCGACACGGGACGGCCGTCCGGGCCGCAATACGCGTTGTCGATCCTGTTCCTGGGCACGCGCTTGGAACAGCTGGCCAGCGGACTGTCGCGGTTCAATGCGTTGCTGCCGATTCCCGACCTGGTACGCACTGAGCGCCGGGCACAGCATCTGATGAAACTGGAAAGCGAAAAGTGGGAGATTCCTGGCGCCGGCACGCTGCCGCTTTGGCAGGGCTTGCCCCTGGAGCGCTGTACGGTGGTCAAAGCCGCCAAGCAATCCATGTCGGGCCAACTGGCCGTGCTGGAAGGCTACGCCGCCGACAGTTCACCGTTGGGGGATCTGGCTGCGCTGGCAGCGCGCAAGAGCGCTCAGCAGCAAGGCCGCGACCAACAGCTGGCCGACCTGAAAGCCTTGCTGACCGGGGGGAACCCTGACGTCAGCATGCGCGCGCGGCTGATCGGCCCAGGTAATCCCAGCGAGCTGAGCCGCGACCTGCTGAGCGGTGATGCGCCTGGGCATGAATGGGTGCAGTGCGCCGGCCTGTTGCTGGTGGGCAGCAAAGAAGGGCTGAGTTTCGTACAGGAGCTGGTGGGCCTATGACGCTGTTGCTTGATGGACAGAAAGTCCAGGGAAAGAACCTCAAGGTCACCGCAAACCTGCGTATCGAGAGCGGCGACATGTCGGGGCAGACCAGCAACACCGACAAAGCCCACAAGGGCTTCAAACCCAAGACGCTGGCCGTTTCGCTGACGATCCCCTTTGTCGATCGGACTCAGTTGACCGACCTGATGCGTCTGGCGGAAGCCACGGCAAGCGGGGGCCAGTTGCACCTGTACCGCGTCGTCAATGACACGGCTGAAGCGTTCGGCGTGCGCCAGGTGGAGTTTTCCGAGGGCGTCAGCGCCCGGGAGGCCGACAGCCTGAAAGCCTGGCTTGTGCAGTTCACCCTGAGCGAGCGCGAATCGAACCCGGAGAAAGTCGAAGGGCGGCGCGCCGGCAACAAGGTCAACGCCCAAGGCGCACCGGGCAGCTCCGTGGGTGATGCCGGTACCGGCGGCGAGTCAACCAGCGACAACCCCGCCCTGAGCGGCTTTGAAAAAGTGCTGGGGCGTGTGGATAAGTGGCTGGGCGGGAGTGAGCAGGCGTGAAACTGCACAAGAAACTTTCCATCAACGGCGCGCCAATCGCTCTCATCAAGGAGGACGTCCGGCTGGACTCCACCAGCCCGGGCCGAGCGAACTTCACCGTTCAATCGACGGAGCCGCTGAAAGGGCTGGTGACGCTGGATATCGGCTACAACGAAGGCACGCTGCAACGCCACTTCATCGGCTACGTCGAGCGCTGCACCACCGCCAACGCGGTGGAACAGGTGCTGTTCTGTCGGGAGCTGGCCGCTGTACTGGCCAACCCGCTGCCGTTGAACCTGCGTCATGTGGATCTGCGCGCCGTGCTGGCCGAGGTCAGCGAACAAACCGGCCTGCGCTTTCGGGTTCCCGAACAGCCTTACGCCAGCGTGAAGGCGCCGTATTTCTATAGCCTCGCCGCCGGTTACCAGGCAATGGACAGCCTCGCCCGGGTATTCAGCATTCCCGACTTCACCTGGCACCAACTGGGCAACGGTGAAGTGTTCACCGGCAGCTGGGCCGACAGTTTTTTTGGCGCACGGGCGCCACTGCAAATCCCCACGGAGCTGTTCGACGGCTACCAAGGCAACCAAAGTGCGATGGTCGCGGCCCTTCCCGGGTTGCGACCAGGTGCAACGATCAACAACGGCGAGCGCATCACCAGCGTGACGCTCGCCAATGACCAGATGGCCATCCGATGGAAGACGCAATCCGCCGCGCTGTAGAGCGCCAATTTCCCGAACTCACCGGCGGCTATCACTTGCCGCGCTTCGCCCGGGTGACAGCCGTGGCCGACGCGCCGGCGGATGCCGGAATCTGCGACGACTTCCGCCCGCGCTACGCGGTGGACATTGTGGTACTTGGCGCCGACGACGAGCCAGATCCGGCCATACCGCCGCTCACTGGCGTCCCGTTGCCGCTGCCCACCGGTGGCGAAGAAATGGGCATGTATGCCTTTCCCGAGGAAGGAACGCGCGTGGTGGTGTGTTTCGCCTACGGCCTGCCGAACAAGCCCTACATTCAATCGATCCTGCCCCACGGGCTGAGCATGCCAAAGGTGCCCAAGGGCGACCAGGTATGGCAGCACAGCGGTGCCGCCCAGCAACGCGTCGATGCCGACGGCAACTGGCTTCGCCAGACCGATGGCAAGATCCGGGATCTGGCGGTCGAGCGCGAGGTGGAAGCCCTGGACAACCGCGAACAGTTCCAGAGCCACACGCAGACGATTGACGACCACTCGACCGAGTCGGTGGGTGGCGTGAAGACGATCGAGGCGCTGGGCGCGCTCAAGCTGCTGTCAGGTGGATCCGCGAGCTTGGCTGCGGTGGATGATCTGCACCAGGCGACCGGCCGGGATCTGAACGTGGTTGTGGGGCAGAAACACAACGCCACGGTGGGGGGTGATATGCAGGAGCGGATAGAGGGGTTGCGGCGAAGCGTGGCCGGTAAAGGGCAGCGTCTGCAGGCGCCGAAAAACTGGATCGGTTCGGATACTGTGAATTTGTTTCAGGTGGTGTGCGATGTGCTCGATTTGCTTCAAGAGATGAACACACAGCTCGCCAGCCATACCCACGGCCCGACACCTCCGCCTGGGAACGCTGTAGCATTCAGTGCTGCAGCAACTTCGGCCGGCAAGCTGGGTACCCAGCTAAAACCGATCACCCTGTAACAACTTGCGTTTAAACATATGCCCAAGTGTCGCGCAATAGTTATCCACATTAGGCTCGATAGATTTGTGAAAGACCGGGCGCAGTTTCAATATGAGAAAAATAATTTATCACATACCGTTTGTCGGAAGGTTCGCAGCCGTGTGTGTTTACATTAGTAAAAGTTGTTAGCCGAATGCGGCCATCAAATTTGATCAACGCTTCAACGAAACCCTTATTTTTCAGGCGGCGGTGTCGGCTTGGCATATTTGCCCGGGCGCCAGATACGAGAAAGCCCGGGCAGG